TTATTTGCAAATGTTCCAGAACTAATTTCTTCTAAAGCATCAAAAGGTTTTACAATTTCATAATTTAATATACTCATAAATTTTTCTTGTGTACTTTCCACATTTTCAGGCAAATTTTGCATTTGATATTTGTATGTTCCAAATACAGGAGCGGTATACATTGATTGTAACGACCTAAAATTGTAACCATTCTGTGTTTCAAAGAATAACATATCAGCGCCAACATAATTCAATGGTCTAGCATAAGTTGATAACCAAGAAATTGCTTCAAGTGGTTTTAAACGGGGTATAATAAAATCATAAACACCTTTAGTTTTTTCAATTACTTGTACTTTTTCTTTTTTTATTTTTAATTGTTCATATATTATATTTTCAATAATCTTATAAATTTCTTTGCCTTTATAAGATTTACTAATTTTAATTTGTTCCGACAAAAGTAATTCTTCTGAACAAAAATATAAAGTATAAAACTCAGTATTTAAATTACCTGCTGGCACTCTTGGCCCAATTTTGTATACTCGAAATTTTTGTACGTTTTCACTTGGATCATTTTTTATTTTACTAAAAACAACTTCAATGTATTCATTACCAGTTAACTGTAATAACTCAATAAAACCTTGAGAATCGGTTACTGTAACATAACCAGAAGCGACAAAATTGTATATGTCCTCATAATATGAAAACTCACCTAAAATTCTTTTCAATTCTATTCGTTGGCCATTGGCAGTCAAAAAATTTAAAGTTTTTAAATTATAATCTTGAGGATAGTATAAACCAGGTGATTCGGTCCCATTAGAAAAAGATGCAATTTCAGCCATATTATGTTGTCAACAATTGTTTAAATTGTTCTTCAAATTGATTAACGTAAATTGAGTTTAAAATTTTAATGTTTCTCTTTGCTTCATTTTGATTCAATTCATAATCATATATACTAACTGCATTACGTTCTGTAGTTATTGTTACAGGTCCGGTAGGTAAAACATATGTTGTTGTTTGAGTGACAGGTAAACCATTGTAGGTAGCTTCATCAATTCTAATTTTATTAATTGTGGTTGTTTGAGTATTGACATCATACTGTGTTATAACTTTTTCATAATATTCTATTTCAGAATATATATTTGTTGAAGGATATTTGTCTGTAAGATATTTTTCAAACATCTTAGAAGTCAATGGCCAATCCCATTGAGGATCTAATAATTCATTTGCAAACAATACAATCCAATAACGATAAGAATCACCATAGTATTTGTGTGCAATAACTTCTGGTGTATCACCTTCTTGTATATCATAGGAATAATAAATCAATGGATCTTTAAGTATTTCTGGTATAACACTTACACGAGCCAATAAATTAGTATAGATTGAAGCTACACCATTTTGTGTATAGAGAACTTTTGGTAAAGTATCAAAATATTGCATTTTTAATATCCTTGAGCAATTTTTTTCTTGTCAACAAGTTCAATTTCTTTGAAATTCATTGTTAATGTTGTTTGTACTGGTGCACCATCTGCGTGTGCTGACCATCCATTAGGCGCATAATTGACATCGATACTATCGATTACACTTTCCGTCACTCTGGAAATGCCGGTATTTGTTTTACCATTATATAAAAAATCTATACTGAGTGTGCTGGGCGGAATAAAAAACATACCAAAAGCCGCATCTGTTATTCTTGGCATTGAAGCTTCTTTAAATAATGTAATTATTTTTTTCACATCTTCTGCCTCTTGTTGAGAATATGGTGTAAATGTGAACGCCAATTGATACGACCTAAAATCAATGGAATCAAATAATAACTGATTTAATGGATTTAAGGCTAATCCTTGAGTTGCTAAAGCCAATCGAGTAATATCAGATTGAATGGCTGCCGTAATATTTTTTTGAGCTTTTACATTTGGAATTGCTTTGATTAATGTATTTCTTAATCCCAAATTATTATATTGTGGAGTGTATTGAAAATTTACTGTATCTGGCATATACAAAGCTACTGTTGCAACTTGCCGGGTTTGCCTTTTTGTAAGACTCAAATTTATATTATTGTCTTTTGTAAAAGTGGTTCCAAAATCAGAGAGTGCATCCCACGCACTTTTTGCAAGGTCAGTTAATCCTCTGGACTCAACTGAATTTAATTTTTCGCCTAATGCTTCAACTGCCGATACCGTTTTAGAAGAAGAAAAAGATATTGGTTGTATTTCATTTATAGTAAATTTAATGGCGTGGCCTTTGGTGGCTGAACCTAAATCCCTAGGATACTGATAGTTTGCCATTTTATACTTACTATCAAACAAAGCACCTAAAGGACCTTTTGTTGCAGTACCGGGTATGGTTACACCGCCAATTGAAGTTGGAATTGAAATGATGGCCATTGATTTCTCTTTTTAGATTGAACATACATATTTATATGGCTTACCAAGGAATATTCAGACCAAAGAATCCTAAAAAATATATTGGGGATTCAAATAACATTGTATATCGCTCTTCATGGGAATGTAGGGTGATGAACTGGTTCGACCAGAACGAGGACATTATATCATGGGCAAGTGAAGAATTGATTGTTCCTTATAAATCTCCAATAGATAATCGTTTTCATCGTTACTTTCCAGATTTCATAGTAAAAGTGAAAACCAGAGATGGAACTATGAAAACATTAATGATAGAGGTCAAACCAAAGAAACAGACCATACCACCAGAACCAAGAAAACGAGTGACTAAACAATACGTAACCGAAGTTACAACATATGGTGTCAATCAGGCCAAATGGAAGGCCGCTCATGAATACTGTTTGGACCGTGGCTGGGAGTTCAAAATAATGACTGAAGAACATTTAGGACTGTAACTAAATACTTTAATGGAATCTAAACTCACACAATTGGCCAATGCACGTCCATCTGATATGCAGATTGGCTCAAAAAAATCACTTGAATGGCTGAGCCAGAAGATTGCTGAATTGCGAAACACCTCAAACATACCCGTAGGTATGAGCCGTGAAAGATTTAGACAAGTAGATAGTTTTAGATTGGGTAAATTATATTGTTTTTACTACGATCCAAAAGGTAAAGAAAGTTTGCCATATTATGACCGTTTTCCAATGGTATTGGCAATTGAAAAGTATAATGACGGTTTTTTAGGCCTAAACCTTCATTATTTACCATTTAATTATCGGATGGCATTTTTAGGTAAATTACTTAAATTTGCGGTCCAAGGCGAACCAGGAGAAATTGACAGGTTGAGAGTCACCTATGATATTTTAGTCGCCTCCAGGCGTCTTAAAGAGTTTCGGCCTTGTATTAAACGCTATCTTGCTGGTCACATCCAGTCAAAGATACTTGCCATCCAACCTAATGAGTGGGATATTGCCGCTTTTCTGCCGTTACAGCAGTTTAAGGGTGCCAATTCTGAAAAAGTGTGGCAAGAATCACTAGAAGAAATAAGGAACTAAAATGGCAGGCAGCATTAGCGAATTTAAATCAAGTTTTCGTGGAGACCTAGCAAGACCACACAAATTTGATGTCAATGTTAATATTCCTTTGGTATTAATACCATACGTTGCTGGCGCACGGTCATTAAATTTTCGTTGCGAGAATGCTCAACTGCCAGGTAGAACACTTGCCACCACAGAACAAAAAACATATGGACCAATTGAAAAGTTTCCATATCTAAACACCTACAGTGATATAGATTTAACATTTATTGTTGATGATGACATGCAACAGAAAATATTATTTGATGCTTGGTTAAACTTTATCAATCCATTGTACAACAACAATATTCGTTACAAACAAGAATATGCAACTATATTGACAATCAATCAGTATGACGTAACCAATAAACTATCATACTCTTGCAATTTATATGACGCCTTTCCTGTTTCTGTAAATCAAATGGATTTAGATTGGAGTGGTGATGGTTATCATAAACTTAATGTAACTTTTGCTTATACATACTGGCAGAATAATTCTATACAAGCACTTGGCATGCAGTTTGTTGATGCTGGTATTGCTGCTGTATCAAATATTTTAAACGGTTCGTCTGGCGGAAATACATTTGCACCATTTCAACCTTCTGGTGCTTTATCTTTTGACCAGATAACAAGCGATTTTGACAGATAATTTTTTTAATGGAGTGAAAATAAAATGGCTTTACCAAAACTTGATGTACCAATTTATGAACTTGAATTGCCTTTATCTAAAAAGAAAATTCGTTATCGTCCTTTTCTCGTAAAAGAACAAAAGAATTTATTAATGGCCATTGAATCTTCTGATTCAAATACTGTACAGCAAAGTGTTCGTGATATTTTAAATAACTGTACAATTACTGATGGTGTTGATATTGATAAACTACCAATTATTGATATTGAATATTACTTTATCAATCTAAGAGCCAAATCTGTAGGAGAGGTGGTTGAATCAAAATATAAGTGTAATAATATTGTTGATGATAAAGAGTGTGGCAATATTATGGAAAAGAATATTGATTTAACCAAAATTCAAGTTACATTTCCAGAAAATACGGAATCAGAGATTCAACTCACACCAAAAATTTCAATCAAAATGAAATATCCTGAATTTAGTGTGGTTAAAGATTCTTTAAAGTATGAAGATATTAGTCAAGTAACCTTCAATATGATTGCTCAATCAATTGAGTATATTTACGATGGCGAACAGTTTTATTATGGCCATGAGGCACAACCTGGTGAGATGTTAGAATTTGTAGAAGGTATGAATCAAGAACAATTCTCTAAAGTAGAAAAGTTCTTAGAAAATTTACCAAAATTAAAAGAAGATGTGAATATTACCTGTAGTAAGTGTGGATATAACCACACGATAGAGGTGGAAGGGTTAGAAAGTTTTTTCGGTTAACATTTCGTCATGACAATCTGAGTAATTATTACAAAACAAATTTTGCTTTAATGCAGCACCACAAATATAGTTTGACCGAACTTGAAAATATGTTACCTTGGGAAAGAGATATTTACATATCTTTGTTGATTTCGTATATTGAAGAAGAAAATCAAAAAATTAAAGAAAGACAAAGAAAATAGTAAATGGAT